CAGCTCTGTTAAAATCACACATTTTAATAATAACTTTTCTTGTACCTGAAGTTGCAGTGTACAATGCGTTGTCATCACCAGCGTCAGCTAAAATACTACCGTTCCATACTTGTGCCGTTGTGTCAGCAGTAACTGCAGTCCATTGACCTTTAGAGTAATCAAACAATCCTGGAGGATCTAAAGCCGCTTCACCACCTTCATAAAATAAATCATAAAGATTTTTTGAGTAAGCTCCTGTCGCGTCAGTATATCCTGCGTTTTGATCAGCAGTTGGTCCATTTGGTGCTCCGATTGGTGCGTAGTGTTCTCCACCATTTGCATTACCACCGTCATAACCTTGGATTTTAGGTACGAAGTAGAACAATTTACCGATAGGTAAGTTCATAGCTTGTACAGAAACGATATCGTTAGCTAACAATTTAGAGAAAACTCTTCTTACGATAGGGAAAACAACAGTTTCGAATGCTCCGTTAGAACCTTCAGAAGTTGCTTCGTTAATCAAGAAAGAAGCTTGGTTTTCATATAACTGTGCTACGTTTTCTTTTAGGTGGCCTTTAAGACCTTCAAGGAATCCTAATTTATCCCATTTGTTAATTGTATCTTCTTTGATAACTTTAAGGTGTTTTAACCCGATATTACCAACAAGACCTGATTCTAATAATGCTCCCATTTTTTTGGTTTTTTATTTTTAGTTTATTTATTTTTTATTTTATTTTTCCCATTAAATCTTTCATTCTCAAGAACTGAGGATTCTCATAAGTTTTAGATTCAATCAAATTAACGGCTGATCCTGATACAGGAGTTTTAGATACCACTTTTTCGAATGACTCATTAATTGGAGATTCCTTAGTTGTTTCAGATGAGAACTCATCTTTTAATGTTCTATAGAGATTTTTAGATTCTTTAAGAGTTTCAACATTGTCGAATCTTCTAAGAATATTAATTTTCTCTTGTTTTGTTGTTGAATGTTCGGTAAACAATCTAGTTGCGTAAGCTAAGTTAGAGTTGAAAATCGCTACTTCATTTAATTTAGTTCTGAAAAGATTCAAAGCCTTTCTGTACTCTTCATTTTTTGATTTTAGTAATTCAACTTCTGATTCACTAATATGTTGAGGAGCCGCTTTTGGTTTTGGTAAACCTTTTCTTCCAAATTTTCTACCCGCACCTAATGTACGTGAAGCTTCTTTAGTTTCTCTCTTTTTAATTGGTCTGTATTCACCATCTAAATTTTCCCCATCTTTATATGAGAATTTTTTAGCACTTCCTGTATTGATCATTTTTTTACCTTCTTTTTGTTTGGTAGTTTTATAATCCATAACTTGTCCGTACTTGAATTTAGGTGAACCCATTCCAACTCCTTTAGCTTTAAATTTAGATTCCATTACATTGTTCAATTCTTCTTCGTCCATTTCCGGGTAACCTTCAGCATCAGCATCTTCGTCCATTTCCGGATAACCTTCAGCGTCAGCATCTTCGTCTAAAGTAATTTCATAAAGAACTTCATCTACTTGAGTTTCATACATTGGAGTTTCGTCCATTTCATGATGTCTACGGCTCATACGTCTTGGTTTGATTTCTTCAAACTCATCTTCGTCTTCAAATCCAAATTCATCTTCATCTTCGTCTTCAAACTCATCTTCGTCTTCAAATCCAAATTCATCTTCGTCTTCGTCTTCGTCTTCGTCTTCATAATCATCCATTTCAAACTCATACAAAGTTTCATCCAATAAAGAATTATCTTCTTCATCAAGTTCTTCATCTTTGTATTGTTCAGAAAGTTGGATAAAGTAATCAGCTCCCGTTTCAGTATCTGATAATGTAATGTTATTGTTCGCATCTTTCTTTACGATAACTCCATCTTCGTCATCCATAGATTTGAAAACTTTGATAACGTCTGCCATGTCTGCACCAGTCATGTCAATTGCGTCATCATCTTCCATTCCCATGTCAATGTCTTCCATTTCGTCATCTTCCATGTCATCTTCAGTATCCATAGGTTCATCACCCATTTCAAAATCCTCGACATCATCTTCTTGACCTTCAGGTTCAACAACCTCTTCTTCGTCTTCAACATCAATCTCTTCTTGTTCTCTAAGAGATTCTTTTACTAATGAGCTGATTTCATTCTTCATAGTAGAAGAAAGTATTCCTTTTGCATTTTCTTTAAGAGCTTCTTCCAAATTCTTAATTTGGAATAAAGTATCTTCAACAACTGATTTTTTGTTCATCTATAGTTTGTTTTACAATATAAATAGTAGGTAAATTAAAAAAATTCATTTTTTATCACCATAGGGCAAAAAAAAATGGAAATAACTAATGTTATTTCCATCTTAAAAATTAATTGTATAAAGGATTAATCAATCACCTCATCGATTTTACTTTCAGTGATTGATGTGATTCTCCAATCCATCGTATAGTGTTCATACACCTTAGTCACTTTAGCTTCGACATCAGTTGGGGTGTAACCCAATACCAATTTCTCTTCTCTCATTTTTTTTACTTTACCTGATTCACTATCTAATAAATCAGATGTGATTTTAGCCACAAAATACTTTTCTCCTTGTTCCATAGTTTTTTTTATTTATCCAAATAATCGGATAATCTTTTCATTAAGTCAAGTGATTTGTTTCCACTTTCACCAACATTTCTTTCTACGGACATTTTTTTATCTTCTTCTAAGTTCTCTTCGTATTTCAATCTATCGTTCTTATCTTGGAAAAGGTATGCTCCCGGTGTAGATGGTGAAGACACTAAGTCAAAACAAATTAATTCAAAATCTTCTTGAACTTCATTTTGTTCTCCAACTTTTTTAAGTGATCCAACCCCACGAGAAGATATACCTAAAGTAACCCCCTGACGTAAGTAGTTTGCTGCCAAATCTCCTTTAGTAGAAACAATCCCTCTTTCGTGGAAACCAGGACTTGTTAACAATTTAAGTTTACCTAACAATACAGGACCATCCCACCATACATCAGTGATGATGTGTGATACACGATCCAAATCTATTAAAGAAGACTCAGGGTGATTAAGTTCAGATAATGAAGTACCTTTCTCAATCATCTTTTTATAGTTATCCGCTTCTCTCTTTAATATCTTTTCAGGGTATACTCTACCATTTCTGTTAGGTGTATTGTATTTTTGTAAAACCGCATAAAATTCAAATGGTTTTGAATAATCTAAATGATTTGCAGATTCTTTTAATATTTCGTAGTTACGACCTTCCTTTGGGTTAATGTATCCTGCATCGTACTCGATAAGAATACCTCTACCTGTGTCTTTAGGTCCTAAAATTTTATATCCACTCATAATAAGTTTTAGTTATAAATATTAGGTCGTTTCTGTTTTTATCTTAATAGGTTTAGAATTTCCGGTTTTTGTCAAATAAAACTTAAAGTTGGGATTACTAATTAATACATCTGAATAAATTTCTTTTACTAATGATTTAAGTGTTTTTTTTAATTTTGGTGATTTGAAATCCATTGGTTCATTAAGGAATAAATTAATTTCTAAATTCATAAATGATTTCTTTTTAAGGTGTAGACCGCTTGTTCTAAGATCTAAGTCCACAATAAATTTATCATCAAACATTGTCTTATCTAATTTGTGGTAGACGGTATGTTTAATTGATCGACTCATATTAAGAACAACTCTTGTCCAATTTTCAGAGTCTTTTTTTGGTTCAACCCAAGTTTGGATGTTTAGGTAAAGAGATTTAAACTCTTTGGAGTCTACCGTACCGTAGACTATTTTGGATGTCCTAAAACCATTGATTTTTTCGGTTTTGCCTTTTTTCATAAATTTTTTTCATACTGATATAGTTTATTTTAGATAATAATAACTAATTTTGTGGTATATATCAAATATATAAACTACTAAACAAAATCTATGCTAATTGTAAAAGTTAATAGTAACGGGGGAATTGAGAAAGCCCTTAAGGAATTAAAAAGTAAAGTAATAAAAACAAGACAGAATACCCATCTTAATAATAGAAAAGAATATACAAAAAAATCTG